CTTTGCTTTCCTCCGTTTCGGCTGTTGGCTTGTCATCGCCATCTACGGCGTCGGGTTTCATCCCTTCGTCTTTGCCTTCCTCTTCAGTTTGCTTGCGTGAAATCCTTGAAATTTTTGCTCTGGCGTCGGCCACGTCTTTAAAACCACGTATCTGCGCCTGGTCATCAGCGCCTAATGGAACTAATGAGGCTTCCTGGGCGTGCCATTCTGTGCGGATTACGGTGCCGCCAGGGTATTCCTTGCCATTGATCTCCACGGTTTCGCCTTCCGGCACGCGGATGGTCTTATCTTCTGAATAACGATAGCCCACGCTCATCTCGTTGATGTGGCCTTCGTCCACCTTTGTGGCAATGTCGGCCTCGGTGCTTGAAATCTTTATTTCGCCGTCAACAAAGGCGTGCGGCACATCGCGCTCGCCAGCCGGGTGCGTTTTTAGGTTAACGAATGATCCCAGGACGTTGCGCACGCTGTCGGTGTTGTGCGTATCCAGCAGCTTGATGCTTTTGCCTCTGGCCTTCATGCCACTCATCAGCAATACCTCCGGCACATATTCGCCGGTTCCCCAGTCGAACATTTCCACAGGCTGCTCCGTGGTCAGGATTCCCCTGGGCGATGCTTCGCCATCTTTTGCGGCCTTCACTGCAAAGCTTCGATATCCTAGCTGTTCACTCATCTTCTTCACTATTGGTCAAATCTTCTGGCGGCGATAGGTCAGCGCCAGGAATCAGCGCAGCCGGCACAGGTAAACCGGCAGCCTCAAAGGCTTCAATGTCGCGCTTTCGCTCTGCGATGATTACATCCAGGGACACGCCCAGGCGCTCTTTGACGGCGCGAGATAAACTGGTGGCGCCTAGTTGCAGTTCCTTTTCCAGCGCAGCAGTCTCCTTGGCGGGATCCACCCAGGGAAAGCCCTGCCCGGTGAAGCTTGCCTTGGCAAAGTTTCTGAAATTAGAGGCCGGTAAGCGAATTGCGCCGGATGCCATCGCGGTGGATAGCCATGAGCGGAAAATTGGCTCCTCCTCGTTTTCCACGTTTAGCATCCGATAGCACTGGGTAAGCGCCTTGATGTTTAGCTTTGATTCGCGCAGGCTTGAATACGTCACGCCGCCAAAGTCCTGCGCCAAAGTCGGGTAACTCATCAAAAGCCCTGAAGCCACGCCCTTCAAAACGCCGCCACGAAAGCCTGAATAGTTAGCATTTGGGTGCGTTGGATTGATTAACGTGGCTTTTTCGCCTGGTTCCATTTGCCAGGTTGATCCGGGCGCTAGTTCCTGGTCGGCATATTCGTCGCCTTCGTATGGAAGGCTGGCGTCGCGCTCGATGGCCACGACGCTGGAAGCGGCCACCCTGGCGGCGATTTGTTCAGCCTCTTCGTATTTTTCCAGGTGGCGCAGGCCGGTAATGGCGCCAACCATCAAGCTTTCGCCGTGGGCGCTTTCCGGGCGCTTGCGATAAAAACGGTGAATGATCTGGTCAGCCGGTACGCGGGTGCGTTTTTTTCCGCTTCGGCTGTATGTTTCGCCAGGATGTTCGCCCAGCAAATGATAGGCCACCGGCTTGCCATACTGGTCGATCTCCTTGCCCATGACGATGCGGTTGCCTCGGTCGTTGATCTTTACATTGTAATTATGGTCAAGGCGGTCAATCTCCAGGACGTTGAGCGCAAAATTGTAGTCATTATCAAAGCCGCGCAGCTTCTGAATCAGCACGCCGCCGTCCCTGGCACAAGCCCGCTCGGTCAGGGCTTTAAGCTCGCAATATGGCATATCGCCGGCAGCGGTGCAGTTGCGTGCCTTCTTCCAGTCCAGCCAGGCGCTTTCAATTAATGCCCTGGCGCCGGCATCTTCTCGACCGGCAGCATTCTCGGCCAGGCTTTGGAATGTGAAGCCGGTGCCGATGATGTTGGTTGTCCACTCGTTAAGGAATCGGATGGCGTAGCTATTGCTGCGCTCCAGGTCGCGGGTCATATTCCGCAGGCGCTCGGATCCACCACGGAACTCGCTGTGCGCATTGGTCAATGTTGCGCTCCAGCCTTCGTTAAATTGGTCAGAAACAACGGCGCCATAGCTGCGCTTGCTCTCGCGCATTGTCATCTTGCCGGTTTTCGGGTTGAAATAGTAACGTGACGCCATTTTATCCTGCTAAAAATATTCTGCCGCGTGTCCGGCGGGATCCTGTTGCCAGGCGATGCGCGTGCCTGCGCTCATTGTTGACCTTTGCCTGGTAGCGGTTAAGCAGGCGCTCCAGTTCTCCGGCTGGCACTTTGCTGATGTCTTGCCCCAGGATTGATATGCTCTCCTGCACATCCACAAATCGTTCTTCAAGGGCTGCCTCAATCAGCTTAAGGCATTTTTCAGCATGGCTAGGCGCGGCCACGGCCTGCGGGTTTGGCCGGATTATGGTTTCGCCAATCTCCACGGTTGTCGCCGTTGTATCCTTTGCCACGCGTATCGCCCACGTCCAGCGTCCTGGTGCCAGGGCTGCGCTTTGTTCAGCGGTGAAGGTAAAAACAAAGTCGGTGCCGCTTGCAGTTCCCTCTAGGCTTAACGGCTCTTGTCCTGGTTTTTGAAAGACACAAGTTGCCACCCAGGCGCTGCTGGCCGGGTAATCAGTATATGAGCTTGTCCAGGTCGAACTATCGCCCGCGAATTTTTTGGATTTTGGCGCAGAGTCAGCCACGCCTCAAGAATAAGGCAGCACAAGCTCCGGCGATAGGTCAGCCGGTTGAACGTCAGGCAATTTGCGGCTATATTTTGCGCCAATGCGGAAAGCCACGATTGACATCGACGCCATGCGCACGATAAGGCGCAGCCCTGAAGCCACTGCCGGCACGCTGGCCACTTACTCAGCGCTCAGAGAAATTGCCACGGAAGCTGGCAGCTGTGACTTCAACACTCGGGTAAAGGATATTAAGACGCGCTCACTCCTGGGCGATACCGGGACACGACGCGCTCTGGATCTCATGCACAGGCGTCGGTTAATTGATCGCAGACCTGCTGCCGGCGGTATCCGGGTGCGGATGCTCAAGGTGGCGAAATATTAAGGCTTAAGCTTTTTGAGGCGGGCAAGTATTCCCTCTTGCGTAACTGTAAAAGGCTCCACTTGTCCGTTTTCCCAGTTCCAAAGAACGCGCACGCTGGGAGGATTTGGATCCTTGGCGAATAACGCAGCAAACTCAGCCTGGGTAAGACTGAGCCGCTTGCGTTCCTGTTTGAGTTTTTGCGCAAAGGTCATTATTCGTCTTCTTCTAAAATATCTAGAATGTTTTGCGATGGGTTCCAGTGCTTTAAAAATGCGCCAATATTTTCCGCGCCTACAGCTTCAGCAAGCATTGCGGCCAATTCGTTGCGCTGATCTTTTGTTTTCTCAAGCTCGGCCTGAAGGCTTTCAATTGTTGGCTTTGTGTTGTCTTTCATTGTTTTTGGGCGGTTGGGGAAATTAATATTACCCATTAAAAGTTACCCGATTTGCTGCCAGCGCGTCACGCTCTGCATCTGTAAATTTAGGCCAAATCACAAACTGCCATTCTCTCAAATTCATTGTTTTTTTCCACACTCGGCCTGCATAGTCGTGAACGTCTTCTACTTCGTGGAATTTTTGGCAACCTGGACGCATTACCACTTTACCCGTGAGCGTTCCCCACAAATCGCCATTGATTGTTTCGATGCTTACAATCTGGCCTTTTTTTATTTCCAACCTGCTTTTGTCGATTTTTATCTTCATTGTGCTTATATATTCGCACAATCTGCGAGTATAGCAAGCCCTTTTTAGCACTTTCTGCTATTTTTTTATTCAAGCGTATCAAGCGGCAATCTGCTCGTTCCTGGCGTCCTGTTCTCCGTGGCCTTGTTCAAAAGCTCCAAAAATTCAGCCGGCTCCAGTTCCGGCAAGCCCAGGTATTTAATAGATATCAGCGGCGCATCGCTTCGCCAATATTCTGCCAGTTCCTCTAACGATTCCACGGTCGTATCTGTATTAAAGCCTCCCATTAGTTTGCCTCGCTTTTTAAAACGCAGGGCAGTCGGATCCACCAGGCCGTTGCTGTCGATGTATTCCAGGGCGCGAGCGGTCGCCCAGTCTTCGCGTGCCTGAATTAAGATATTGAAGTGAACACGCGCAGCCGGTGGCAGTTCGGCCTCCAGTCGGGCAATATCCTGGCACTTGAATGACATCAGTTAAAACCTCCAATAAAGCCCCCCTTGCCCCGGCGTCGTGGCAGCTTGCGCCGGCCACCCGGTGCGGGTTTCGGCTCTGATGGCGTTGTGGATATTTTGCCGCCTTTCTTTTCCATGTTTTCGCGGATCTTGTCAAACCTGGGATTAATGGCGATAGCCCCAGCCAGTGCATACACGAACGTATCAAGCGGCTCATTGCGGCGCCCTGGCGGGCAGACGTATCTGGTGAACACTTCGCCGCGATATATCTCCTCCTTGCCATACTCGCAGGTCAGCCCTTCCACAAACTTCTCGGTGGCGCTGTCGTTAAAATGAACATATCCAGGCGGGCATGGTTTGCCCTCGTCTGGTTTGGTCAATGCCAGGCGTTGGTAAATGATGTCCTTGGCCTGGTTCACTCCCAGCGGGTAAATCTTGGCCTTTGGATTTGCCGCCCATCGAGGCTTGCCCAGGATTGGCGCGTTGATTGTCGGAGATCCCTGCACGGCGCTCACTCCCTGGCTTTGATGCGCGAAAGTCCAGGGCAGGACGTGCTGATCCCAGTGGCCTGCGTCAACCATTACCCTGGTGCCTGGGGTCAGCAGTGCAATTTCCGCGCCGGTCGGGTGCGGGTATCGGCATGAGGCCAGGAAAGATTCCAGCGCGTTCCAGGTGCCAGGGTCATCCGGCGCCCCTTTGATTAGCCGGTGATCCAGCAGCCAGCTTTGCTTGCCTTCGCCCCAGCCCCATACGGCCACCTCCAGCCATCGCTTTTGAACGTCAACGCCGGCGGTGGCAATTAGCACGCCGTCCGGCAGTTCATGCCAGGGCTTGTAATCTTCTATTCTATCCAGCAGCTGCCCGGCATCCGGCGCTTCTATCCTTTCCGGCCTATAGGGCAGCGCGTCGAATGTGTTAATGAGAACGTGCCTGGCTCTTTCCGGGTTGTCGGCTTTTTCAACGGCCTCGGTCTGGGTCGCCACCCAGTGCAGGTGGCTTTTGAATGCTTTTTGCCTGGGATGCGGTGAGAGCATTCCATTTGCCCAGTATCCTCGTATGCCATGAAAAGGCTGTGTTGGCCTCCATTCACCGGCGGCGATCATCTTGCGGCGCATCTTGTCGGTCAGCAGTTCCTTGCATTCCGGGCATTCAATCTTTGCCTGTTCCGGTTTGCCTTCTGGAAATTTCAGGTGGTCGCGCAACATCACGAAGTGCTTGCCGCATTTGGCGCAGGGCGTGAACCATTTCCGGCAATCGCTTTTTGCCAGCAGGTCAGCAATGCGGCTTTTGCCCTCAATGCTGGGATAAGATGCGGCGATGCGAATGGCGTCGCTGTATTCGCTGCCCCTCATCCAGAAGATTTCAAGCTGGTCGCCCTCGTCGCCAGTTTTCTCCTGGAGTGCATCCAGTTCGTCAGCAAACAAAAAGGATCCTTTTGCCCTTCTAAGTTCCCCTGGAGCATTGCCGCCAAACACATTTAGCAAACCCCCCGGAAACAGCTTGTGTAAGATCGTATTTGAACTATTTCGCCGCCCTCCACGAACAAGCCATTGCAGTGCAGGCGTTGGCTCAAATAATTCTTTCTCCAGGGTTTCCTTGCTCCACTTCTCAGCCTGGCCGGTGGTTGGATATAGCACAAGGATCCGGCGCGGCGCCTCATCAATGGCGTGGCCAATCATGTTCATCACGCATTCCGTCTTCCCCAGGCGGCTGGCCATCTGGAACACGGTCATTTGCACGTCAGGATCGTATGGCGCGGTCATCATTTCTTGCTGGTAAGGCGCGAAATCAAAGCGAAAGCGCCTGCTGCCATCCATGCGCCGCACGGTTTCAGCCCATTCCGGCGCCGGCATTGCAGCGCGGAATTTAAACGCCTGCACGGCGGTGCGTGAAAATTGCTGGATGTAGGTGCTGAAGGCGTTACTGCTCATGCTCCTCCTTCCATTTTTTGGCGTGATCCTGCAAAGCGGTGAAAATGTCCTCCTTGCGCTCATCTGACAGCGGGCTGCTTCTGATGATGCCGGCAATGCCTTCAAGCATGTGCGATTCTGCCGCAATAAGTTCCTGCACGTCAGCAAATCGGCCTTCAAGCTTCTCGGCCTGGATGCGTTTAAGCCTGGCGTCCTCCAGTGCCAGTTCAGTGCGTGCAGCGGTCAAACTTTTGCCGGATCCTTTGGCGTCATCCCTGGCCTCGCGCAAATATTCGCAATACGCTGAAACAGCAGCAACTGGGTCAAAACGCCCGCGCCCTATTTTGGGAATCCTGCCGGATCTGACCTGCTCAT